TTTTCCATTATTCAGTTGGTGGAAATGCTCCTTTAGGACCAAATAGGTCAATAAACTTATCAAGCCCTGTTTTACCGGCTTTCAGTCCAAAATAAAATTGAAATGGTGTTGATAGAATTTGTCTTTCATAACCAGTTGTTCCGTTTGGATCTTGGTAATAATCTTCCCTTTGTGGTAATATAAAATCAACTCCCGTGTTCCATGGTATTGTTTGCCATCCAACGGTGCCATTTGTGCCCGCAGAACCATAACGAATATATAACGTACCACTAGTCGGGTTATCAATTTCATTTGATGAACTCTTTAAAACAGTATATCCTGGATATTCTGAATTGTATGTTGTATGTGTTGAACCTGATGGTATTATAACATCAAATTCAATTTCATTTGTTAAATTCATTCCGGTTATTGTTAAACCGTTAAATGTATTTGTCATAGGTAATAAAAGATATTGATCTGATGAGTCATTTGGTGATGCCGTATGTTTATATCCGTATGTCATGCCTTGCAATGGTTGTACTTGAATTGAACTATAATCCCATGATTGATCATCGGATGTTGCTTCACTTGTACCACCAAATCCAGTTCCTTTTTTATCCCATAAATAAAATGGAACTTTTTGTGACGATTCGGTTAATCTACCTGGTTCATTTAAACATAATCTAACTCTTTCACCATCTTCTTCTAATTCCAATGTTACAGGTAAAGGCCCATAATATCCATCTTTTTTAAACACATTAGGATATAAATCCGGATCTAAAATTTGATATGAATAACCAATATATTTTGGATTTTGTAAATCAAACTCTTCAATACCCGCTTCATTATTTATTGATATTAATTGTAATAAATCTCCATCAAATACACTGTTAAAACTTTGACCGGTAAATCCTCCATTGTCGAAAAAATTATCAATTCCAAAAGTATTATTACTTACATCCATTCTATAGTTAATTGCCAATCCCATTAACTCACCAAAACTTTTAAATGAAGTTGGTCCAATTGATCTTGAAACAGAACAATTTGGATCTAAATTTTTATCAATACAAATTTCTTTAATAAACTCATCTCTTGGTCCTAAATCAACAATGGTTGTTGGAAATCCAAGTATACCATTTGATCTTGTAAATGTTGTTCCATTATTAGTAAATGCCGAACGATAATAAAATCTTTGTTGACTATTAACAAATCTGACAACGTTTCTGCAATATTTTATCGCGGTTTCAATTCCTTTAGTAACTTTTTTTGCTTTAAATTGAAAGAAATATAAAGATCCGGATAACCAGTTATCAATAAAACCATAGTTTACAATTCCTCCACAAAATAACTTACCTATTCTTTTTCTTCTATAATATTCTTTTAATACATTTGTTAATCTAGCAGATGATTGAGTACCTGGTACAATATAGAAAACACCATTTGCAAATTCACTTCTAAAACTAGGTGTGGCGGTAAATAAATAATGAACCTCACCTTCCATATCTCTACATTGTGCCAATCCATTTATTGGTGGTCCATATGGATCACTACCCGCAACGCCAGTTCCTTGACCGGCAATTAATGTTGAAACCACATTATCTCCGGCTGTTAGTGTTGGTTTATATGTTCTATCGGCACCGGCAGATACAAAGTAACCTGTTGCTAATGTTTCATCATATAATGTATCATATATTTCACAACCAGATTCTAAAGACACCGTACTACCGGTTGGATTTGTTTCAAATTGTGATATTTGTCTAATATTAACAGTAAAAACATTTGTACTTGTGAATATACCATCCCTATCGTTTAGGTAGTATGTTGAACCACTATATAAAATATATGACGAACCATAAGATGTGTCATCCATAAAAATTACAGAACCATTATATTCTAATACATATAAAGTTTGATTTGCTAAAAGAGAAGAATAATCATCATTATCAATAAATGTTGCTGTGTCACAAGTTGGAGATGTATAACCTGTGTATTTTAATAAATCGGATAGCGGTAAAAGTCTATCGTATGTGTTGTCTGTTGAACCTGTCAATTTTATTGTTGCAACTTTACAGTTTACTTGAGGTGGTATATCTCCTCCTCCACCAGCGCTGGTTAAATCACCAGTGTCGCATTCGTCACACTCGGGATAATTAATTAATGATAATTTTGATGTATTATTAATTTGTAATAAACTAGTCGATCTTCTCAAACTACGACCTGCACTTTTTGCTCCGTAATCAATTAATAATTCACCTAAAGGTCCTAAAACATCTTTTACTAAGAAATTTAACGCTTGTAAAACAATCCATTTAATAATATAATCTAATGACAATAAAAAATCAGAAATTAATAAAGTGAATGTATAATTTTTGGTTCCAAAATTTACGGGAGGTGTTACATTTTCAGAACAATCTTCTTCTTCGCTTGGTACTAATTCTTTTAATCCCAAGTATTGATTTTTTCCAAATACACCGTTATTAACATATGACGATTGTAAAGAAGATATTGTATAAACTTTATTATAATTAAATCTATAGAAATAATCTCTTGGGTTAAACTGACCACCTTCATTATATAAAATTCCGTAATCGCTGTTTATACTAACAGCATTTTGAGGATATCCACTCCATTCGGTTCCAAAATAATATGAGCTATCGATATCATTTTGAAACTCTCTAATATTTGGAACTAAGTAATCGGCATTATTTCTTGCTCGTTCAACCCCCTTATCGTTTAGATTGAATCTAAAACGATAACATGCCGATGTTGCAATACCTTTATTAAAATCGTTTGTATATTCGTTTTCACCAAACTCATTTGTTATAACATAATCCATGTTCATCTCCAACGGTAAAACAAATCCACCGTCATCCGGTATGTCTTCATCAATTGGAAGATATTCCAAATAAGGTCTATTAAGTTCATCTTTAATTGGTAAAAATCTAATTGCTTCTATATTTGCAGATTTAGAAACTAAATCACATTTTCTTCCCATTTTCTTTCTTGGGGTGCAATTCTTATTAATTGCGTTTTTACCATTATCAGTATAAACACCGCCAATTAAATAAGCGGTTGGTTTTATATTAACTCCTCTATCCGATAGATCAAAATCTGTTCTTGTGATACCTATCTCACATAACTCTTCATTACCCCAAAAAGGATACACTTCAATAACCTTATCAAAAGTTACAATCTGTGGTAATGAATCCAAATCTTCAGATGATTTAAATGAATATTTGTTTTTAAATCCATCGGTCCCAATACCTAATCTTTGTAGATCATATGGTCTTAATGAGAAACAACCAATATCGGATAAGTCAACATCCACATGTATTGTTTGAGAACCTACAGGAACTCCCCATATCATGAAATCACCCGATGGATTTGTTTTTACTGTGTATTTGTAATATTTTTCATATACTTCTAAAACCTCTTCTCTACTTAAAATTTCACTTTGATCTGGAAAAGTACCTGTGGCGGCGTGTCCACCATGTTGTTGTCTTGATGGTAATAAATTATATCTATAATTGTTATCATCTTTATCTGTAACCTCTTTATATGGATATAATTTTGATATTACCGGATCGTTTTCATCTTCTGTATCTAAAGGTATAAAAATTGAAACGCGAGCATTTCCAAGTCCAAATCCATTGTTAGCTGTAATTCTACCACAAACAACACCGTAATCTGAACATATTGACGTATAAATCTCTTGTTGGGAAAATTTCAACGATAAGATCTCTAATACGTCAAAGTCTTGTTTTAACTCTACCGTGATCTTTTGGTCTATTCCTAAATTGGTTGAAATTCTATGTTTTTGCATAAGTCTTATAATAAATAGAAAGCATACGATTTTCTATTATTATAAGGAAAAAACATTTTAATATGTAGCCGTTCCTAAAGTTTTAGTTCTCACTCTAATATCTATATTTGGGAATCTAATTTGAAATATCTGATTGGATTTCATAAATATGATACTGTCAGATTGTCTAATTTCTTTTGTATTTGCATCCTTATATGCTTGAGTAACTTGTGCTGATGAATACTCACCACCCACTTTGTTAAAAACTCTCGTTTCGATTACGTTAACAACTCCAGATACATTACCTATAATTTTATTTAAATCTCCAACAAATAATGGATCACCCATCTTACGTTTACTTATATCAAAATAAGAAATAACATCGTCTATTACTGTTTGTATAATATCTGTTTGATTAACGTTTTTATCGATGTTTAAGTCAATTTCTAATGCCATGTCAATTACTTCACCACTAACAATGTCAATAAAATCATTAATCATTTTATATTC